TGGGTCGCACTTCTTTGAAAAATGATATCAACACTAGCTCCGTTTTCTCCTCTGGTTTGCACAAAAACATCGGCTGAATAAATACTTCCAGTTCTGCTTATTTCTGCGAGAATTACATCTTTTGAGACGTCTGGAGCTACAGTTTGTTTAAAACCAAATTTTGCTGTTTGAGTACGTAAAAATGGATATTTAACAACTATAGTTTCATTATCAGTTATTTCTACAATTTCTCTATATTCAGATTCTGCAACTTCCGTTCCTGCAGAAGAATTTGATGAAACTTTGATAAAATCACCTTCAGAAAAATCAGAAGTAAATGTAGTAGAAGAGCCTGTAACAATATTACTGCCAGAAACTGTATTTACTGTTCCTGAAATAGCTGTTAATCCATTGGTTGAAGAACCTAAATCTTTAATATAAGTAAAGCGAGTAATATTTCCATCAGGATCTTCATTTATATTGTCTATATGAAGCTGAACCGCTTTCCAAGGGTCTGAGCCTGCTTCAGCAGACGATGCGTCGTAAAAAAAGTACGCAGTCTCTCCATCACCTAGAGAAGAAAAATCTTCTTGGTTAAATAATGGACTTCCGGCAGTGGAGAAAAAATCTACGCCTGAAGGAGGGCTATAAGTATAGGATGGTTTTTCTATGGTTAATAAACCTGTAGACGAATTAAAAGAAATAGAAGAAGTAATAAAACCACCCTTACTTATTCTAGTAATTCTACCATTTTGGGGAGGAGCTGTAAATATTGTTCGTATAACAGTTTTAGGTAGTGACTCTGTTCTGGGATCTCCATCGTTTAAAGTTATAACTGTAACTCTATAAGTTCCAGCTTCAACTCCGGAAACTTCTAAAGTATTTTGGCCTGCAGGAACTATTACAGTCTCTGTATCAAATTCATTTTTACCCCGTAAATCATGAATAACTTTGTATCCACCTAAAAATCTATAAGGAATAGTGGAAGTAACTCCTAAAGAGTCTGTAAAAGTTTCTACAGCCGGGCTCCAGTTAATTACAGCTTTGGTTGAGCTTCCTACGGATTCTTCGCCAAAAGACCCCGTATTTTCTAAAACCACAGAAACGGTTCCTACTTCTGGAGGAATTTCATTGCGTCCTGCTTCGGCAACATATTTTGTAGTAAAAACAGGTTTATCTATTTCTATTTCGTCAAACTTTTCTCTAAGGTATTGGGTTGCGGCAATGCTATATTTATAACCATTTTCTTCTGTTATTCCAGCTATTCTAAATTCTTTTATCTCTTGTGTAGAAACATCTTCCTGTCTACTAATAGCCCATATAGTGTCTTGTTCGGGGGCTGAAGTAAAAGCGCCTAAAACTGTAATAGTAGAAGCACTAGTACCCGAATTTGTAATTTCTTTGACTTCTACTCGAGTATTTTTGCTGTACTGTACTACTACAGGGTCTCCGCTATCGTCCAGTAAATTTATACCTTGCTCTTCTCCAATCAGAGGTTGGGCAGAAGAATCTTCTAATAATAAAGCTCCCCTCTCATATGTTTGACCATTTATAGTAGCCGATTCTTGCTGAAGAAAGAAAGAAGGCTCTGTAAATATGAGGTATAAATTACAGTCTGTTCCAACAGTTCCAGAGCCTGGAAAATCTACTAACCTATCTAAGTTAATAGAAGTAGTAGTAGACCCTGTAGATACTCTACCGCTAGCCTCTATATTTAAATTGTTTTTGTCCTGAACATTAATAATATCTCCAGGACGCAGAAAAGAAGCATTAATAGAAGTAGTAAAACTTACTATCTCCGTTTCTTTGGTATCTGTTGCTAGGTGCCAGTTACCAACTCTTCTAGCCTGTCCTTGAGAAGTACAGCCAAAAGCTACTACATCTTTTGAAACTACTCTGTTTTGGGAAATTATATTAGCGGTATCATCTATAGTTAAAACGGTTTGTTTATAGAATTGAGTTGGATCATTCCAACTTACGTTTACTTGATTAATTCTAGCTCTTTGTCCTGTATAAGTATAATCAAAAAGCCCATTCTCTACATTGCCTTGTGTAAAAGTATATACAGGTTCTTTTGGTTTATCCTGAACGGAGGTAATTTTACCATCTATCCAAAACATCATTGAGCGAAAAGTACTATTTAAATCCTTTAGTACTTTGTACGCCTCTTGCTGAGACTTTAAATATACATTACAAGAAAAACGAGGTTCTAAACCTCCTTTCCCGTCTGGAACTAGTTCATCACAATAACGACCAATCTGATAAAGAGCAAAAATGTCTATATCAGAAGTTTTTAAAAAATCTCCAAGACCGTATCTTGTATTAGTAAGAATATCATAAAAAACCCACGCAGGATTATTAGTGTAAACTAATTCTTGCCTAAACCCGCCCGTCCACGGTTGATAAGAAGACTCTCTATCTCCAGTTGAACTGTTTCTAGTATATTCTGCTTGATTACTAGAAAGCTCTTCTCTTGTAATGTAGTTATCTGGAACTGCGATTTTTTTACCTCGTAGGTGGTAAGCTCTAGCAGGTGGGGAACTGAAATCTTTTGCAGAGAAAGCACTAACAGCGTAGGATGTTCCTGGATAGGAGAAAAGATCAGTTATACTAGCAGTAACACTCTTAACCACAGCTTTTGCAATAAAAGAATTATTATTATAAGTGTATTCTCCTACTTTAGAGGGAGATACTCTTCTTATTTCTATTTGCCAATCAAATAAAGGTTTATAATCTTTTAAGTCGATTTCGTAACTTGCGATAAAACTAGTATTTTGCCCTTTTTTAGATATAAGAGCGTCCCCTCTACTTCCTTTAGTTACATCTCTTCTATAACGTCCTGACTTGGAACCTCGTTCATAGAAATCTTTATATTGATCGAACTTATCATATACAGAAGAAGTTTCTCCATCTCCCTTATTCCAGTAGTATGTTCCTCCCACATTTATACCATCTATAAATTCCGAACCTCCATAGTCAAAACCATGTATAAGTTCTTTGGTAAAATTAGATTGAGTCGAGGAAGTTTTATAAAGCAGTATAATTTGAAACTCAGCATAAGCATTCCTACTTTCTCCGTCCCTTCCATTTAATTGTAAACCCCCAGGAAACTCTATATCTACTTGTAATTTATCTATTTCTTGTACAGAGTTTTGTCCAAAATTAAAAGAGGTAGAGCTAATAAAAGTAGGAGCTTGATTTCCTCCAATAGTGCCTAAACTACAAAAAGATAAATCTTGTCCAACGCCAATAATATAGGAGGCTGAAGGAGTATTATTACTCATCCTGAAAGGTAGTTGAGTTATTGAGCCTCTTTTTACGTAAGACCACGCATTATCATATGTAGTATTATCATTTTGATTGTTTATAAAACTAGAGTTTGTACTTCCAGAAGAAAGCTTTGCTCTCGCTTGAGTTACATCAGTTTCCACTGCGGAGTCGAGAGTAGCAGTATCTGAGGAGCCTATACTTACTAATTTTTTTACTTCGTCTACAGAGACTACCGCACCAGAGCTTACAGAAGTGCCAATAGGAGGATATATAGTAGCAATTTCATCAAAAGAGCCTGTAAATCCTGTAATAACCCCTACATATTCCCTGCCGTCTGGCCCCGCTCCCTCAATTCGAAGAGTATGCTTTAGATTATCATTGAGCGAAACTTTTCTAGCATCGCTTCTAAAGTGCTTAGTGTGTTTTTCTAAAAAGAAATTGGAGGTTGTTACAGTGATTTCATCGGAACCTGCGGAAACATTAGAGTCTAAGGTAGTAGCTCTACCTGCTCCCTGAATTTGAATATATTTATCTGGCCCTCTTCCCGCTAAATCAATGCCTGCAAATAAACCATTAGCATTAGTAATAGAAGTTCCCGATACATCTATAAATCTTAGACCTCCTTGTAGACTTACTACGATTTCTTCCGAGGATAAAGCTACTCCGTTATAATAAATACCGGATTGTCCACCAACTACCCCCTCTATTTCACCTTCAGAAATTAAGTCAGTTATTGTTCCATATTGATTTTCTGTTATTTTTGGCATTTATATTCCTTAACCTATAACCTGAGCACCTAGTTTTTCTATTTCTTCTGGGGAAATAAAAGATGAAATTAGTTGGGCTTGCTCATAGCTTTGTGCACTAGCCAATCCAGAAGACCCAGTAATTGGAAATGTAAACTCTCCCAGTTGAATTTCTGCCTGAGGATAAATCGGGGAAGAGCTATAGTAAGTGCTTATTGGAGCTCCTCCAACCACGAGTTCTCCATATAGAATTGGTATTGGAATTCCTTGTGCGACAGTATTTACGGGACCATTAAATAAATAACTTTCTCGACTGTCCGGTTCTGTTTCAGGTCCGGGGGCTAAAAGTTGAGTGACTCCGTTTAAGCCAAGATTTATAGCGAGAGCAGTTCCTACCTTAGCGACAGTCGCTGCTGCAGCATAATATGCTGCTCCCGCCTCTGCTGAACCTGCAGTATAAACAGCAAGGTCCCCTAGTCCTGTTAAAAAGCTACTCGCTCCCGCAGTAGCCACCGCTAAAACAATTGCTGCGAGTATTTTAGCTCCTCCTGATTTGGAACCTGCTGGAACTTCTGTAATAATAATATCTTCATTGTTTAAAGAGAGAAGAAGCTCTTCTGGTTCTTGTAAAAATTCAGAACCTCTT